CTAGGAATAGCTTCATTCTCTCCCATCATCTGGGTTCGAATTCGGTTATCCGTTGTATTATTGTCATACTCCTGAGCCTGCTCCTTCTTCTCCTTTTCTGTTTCCAACAACGTAAAATTACCAGCATATGGAACATATGATGGGGCAGTCGGGGCAGCAAAAGTCAAATCAGGGCCACCATTAACTTCAACTATAGTATCTATTGATTGAAAGACATTATTAGCAGCTACCAGTTGATTCAAAACCTCCACTCGAACAATACCTGTAACAGCATTGTACATGAGTGAGTTATTTGTTCCTAACCAGGCGGATTCAGGTCTAATTGAATACATCCAAGGTCTAGAAGAAATATAAGGTACTGTAAATGAAACCTCTGTCGAAGTTCTAAGATCCACAATAACCTTTTGAGTTTTTGAAACATCCGGTGCACCCATAGAAATTGTTGTATTATAATAAAAAGGAATAAAACTAATACGCAATCTTCCAGAATGGAATATTGTCTTAACAAACTTAAAAGTATAAACTATACTACCTCGCCAATAACCATGAGTATTTGCAACATAACCCATATGGGTACATCGAAAACGATCAGTTATGGTCGAGGAATAATTCTTAATCTTTACAGGAGTCACGAAATTATCCCACAAAACAGCACCAGTAAGAGCAGTTGTAGCCCATGTAAATCTATCCCAAAAATTTGGGATTGATAAAACATGAGACAAATCCATCTCATCAGCTGAAGTGCCAGACAATCCCGCCTTAGTTTCTATTTCATTAGTAGAAGACAAAGCAAGTTTATGTGAAGAATCAGCTCCATCAAAATTTGCCATGCGAACCTGACTGCGAAGTCGAGATTCACAAGGCAAACCCTGAATAGTGGGTTTAGAAAAACCTAAAATTTTAAAAATATTTGCAGCAGCGGAAGAAATCCATGCTGGTTTTGTAAACATGTTGCCCAGAACGGGTATTCTGGACAAAGTTGACAAACCCTCAGAAATTTGTCCAATGCCCACAGAAGGTGAAGCATTGTCTTTAAGTTGTTTCAATTCAGAAGCAACCTGTGCAAAAATTTTATCCGGTTTCTTTTCAAAAAGAGATTTTGAATACAGGTTATACGCATCTTTTTGTGTGAATGTTCCTGAAGCAAGCTTCTGGGATTCACTAACAAAATTAGGCGCACTACCAGTGAATATATTAGCTCCAGTAGGATACTGAACATCAACATCTTCCAAATGTGCCCACACAGTATACTCAACAGAACCCGTGCCAGAGACTTGATCTCTCAATTGACTATACACAACTAAATATATAGCACCAAAAGATCCCTGACCAGTAATTAAGTTATAATACACATGAGGAGACACATAAGGAATACGCATTTCTATTTCAGTTCCAACACTAAGATCAAGATCTGTACGAGGACAGCCTGATCTTCCTTGAAGAGTGGAATTAACAAGTGCTACACGATTAGGCATATATTGCGCATAGGGGTAATATTGCAACATTAGACGTCCCTGTTGAAATGGCTGAGAATTAACTTGAACCTTGACAACAAGAGTTGCCCTTAATCCAACAAAACCTCGCAATTTCTCTTGGTACATTGAATTCGCAATAAGAACTTCTGGAAAATTTGCAGTATACAACTGTGTTTCAGTTGCATCTGACGCAGACCAAAGTCCAGT